GAGACTGAGTTTGCATCTGAGTTGGTCTTTGACCTCTTCGCACGAACCACCCTGGACCAGTCTTGTGCTGGCATCCGCAGTCTCCTTCACACTTCTCGTGAAACTCTTTGGCTAGGTCAGTCTTACCGATGGTGTTGTGATGACCTGCCCAACTACAGCTACTGCAGATCATCTTACTCCCACTTGCCTAATAGGAAATCAATATTGAATCCTAGAATACGGATAGTCAGTCCGTAGGGAGTTTCATCCCACTCATAAACAGAGACAAGTAGTATCTGTTTCCATAGTGGTTCACAGTCACAAAGACTTACTCCATCAAATCTTACTGGAAAGTATTTACTCATCTGCTTCTGCCTCTTCTTCCTTCTCTTCTACCTCAGTTGGTTCCTCTGGTAGTGGTACATCTTCTGCTGTCCATATCTTGCTCGTTGTTATCTGTCCCTCTGGTACTGGCATCACTTACTCCTATCTTGTAACCATTGGTCTAGGTCTTGGATTACCCAAGCCTTCTCTACTCCGTGTTGTCTGCGTTTGACTATGACGAAGGCTGGTGGGTTGACGGGTAGTCCACGAGCCTTCGCATAGTTGGCTGCCTCAGTCTGAGCTTCTGCCCAGAACTGCGGAAGATTGATTGACTTACGGTTCTTACACTCCAGAATATAGGTCTGACCTGCGATTATGGTAACGATGTCACCTTCATCATTAGATCCCGCCTTGGCTAGGCGCTCAGCAAAGTGTCCAAGTTTCCTCAAGTATTTCATTACATCCGTCTCAAACTTGGAACCCTTTTGCTTATTGTATGAACTCACAAAGCCCTCGCTAAGTTAGAGTTATAGACCATCCTGCCGTAAGCATCAGCGTCAGATATTTGGCAGGTGGCAAAGTTTACGAATAAACCTGCCCAATCCTTGCCATCAACTGAATGCTTTCCGAAACGATTCTTTACGGCTGCAACCCTAAGCGTATGCTCAAACGGGTTGTAACCCAGCGTGAGTATCAGAGCTGGTAGTTGAGATACCTTACCTTGGATTGCTCGTCGGTGCGGTGGCTCAGTCATAGATCCGTACTCAGTCTGTTCTGATACGTGATGCAGAACAACGACACAGGCTTCTGTCTTGCGTGCCATATCGTGTAGCTCCACCATTATCTGGCGTAAGCCTGCCCACTCATTATCAGATTCAGCGATGACATTCATCAGGTTATCTACGACTATCAACTGTGGTGCGATGCCATAGAGTTCAATGTAAGCCTTTACCTCTGCCTCAATATCATCAAGGTTTGGTGATGAATCAAAGACCCACTGTATGTGTGATATAGCCTGTAGATTTTCTTCATAAGCATCAGGGTTGATACTCATTTGATTCTCTACAGTTTCTTGGGTGTGACCTGCTAGATGTGCTGCAGCACGCAACATCACCGTAGCAGTATCGGTATCTGCAGAAAAGAACAGAGTAGGCACCTTGGCCTTGATAGCGTACACAAGAGCGAACATAGACTTTCCAGCGTTAGGTGCAGCGGCAACCATACACACTTGACCACGCCGAAACTTTATGCCTTTAGCATCTAGGTCTTTCCACACAGTCGGAAGTGGCTGCGCCAATGTATGGGCAGACTTCCAAGCGCGGTCTAACCTAAGCACTTTCCTCCCGTCGTACTTCTATCTTATTTATTCTTCTTAGCTGTTTTCTGTCCCACTCTGTAAGGCCACCCCAGATTCCGTAACGCTCGTTATGGATACCCCATTCTGCACACTCACTTTGATGGATACAGTTGTTACATATACTTCGTGCGTATATGAGTTCGTATGACCTTGAGTCTCCCTTTTCGGGAAACCAAAAGTCTCCACCTGTTTGAGCGCAGAGAGGATCCTCGAATTCACGAGGCTCTCGCATTGGGTCATCGGACCCAGATAGTTTGGCACTTATCTGTAGCACCCTTTGGTGCGCTACACATATAACCTTTCCAAGGACCCTTAGCGCTTACGCCTTCTTTGTAAGCCATCGGTCCGTGCTTACAGAAGTTACCTGACCCAACAGGAGCAATAGTTGGTGCAGGCGCAGATGCTACTGGCGCAGCACTTGGTACGGGCGCAGCAACTCTAGCGCCTGAGAATGATTGGCTAACGCTTCCAATGAGGGCAGAAAAGTCCTGCGCTGTTGATAACAGCGCCTCAAGTTCTTCCTTATTCGCAGCGTACAAATTGATAAGAGTTCCATCTGGTGCTTTGAAATTCACCTGAAACTTTGTTGACTCTGGTGCAGCCATTATTTGTCTCCAGTCTTTTTGATGGAAAGCCTTGCGCTTTCCTTCCCTTGTTTCATCGGCACGAAGCCTAGTGCTTTCTCCACTGCTTCCTTGTCGATGGTATTACTCTGAACAGTAGACCACTTGATCTCGTATCCAGTAGTAGTAACTCCAGTTTTACCAAGCAACTTATCGCGTAGTGCTTGTTTCTTTTCTTCTAATGTTTTTATTTCGGTGTCTATCTGCGTGTAATGCAGTGCATCCATCGCAGCTTCAAAGTCATCAAGCTGAGGTAACTCAGACTTGGTAAGTCCTTTTTTTATACCAACGCATCCCATCTCACCAGAGGCATCATAGAATTTGCAGTAGCTCTGACAGTAGCTCTCGTGCCTTTCGGGCGCAGGAGCGTCAGTCATAGTCCGAATCGCTGCTAACCAATTCAGAGCCTCTAGTGCGATGGCCTCGTCATATGGTTCGGAGTGAACAAGAATATCTCGCTCATCTCCGTCACGAGGTATAGCTACTAGGTTCACGTTCTGGACCTTCCCCAAGCCAGACTTAGAGATCAGGTAGCCATAGACTTGTACTTGCCAGCGTTGCTGTTCTGACGGAAAGTAAGAAAGATTCTTTACTTTCGTAGTCTTCCAGTCAACGACATCGCCTGTCCCAGGAATGAAGCAATCAACGTGGGCCTTCATACCGTCAAACTCAACGGTCTTCTCCAGAAGGACCTCTTGATTCTCTGCAAGTGCATTCTCTATTGCAGCGTGAATGGCAGTCCCCATAATCGCTGCGAGTTTTATCTCGTTGTCATTGGTTTCAGGTTGACCATTCAACCGATACCACACCTTGCGTCTACATCCACCGAGTTCTGATGGACCGATTTGAACTTGCGTGGACCTGCCGCGCTTGTTCTCTTTCTCGTGAAGAGCCTTTACAAGTAGTTCTTTGATATCCATATCAAGCCCCTGAGATATATTCGCGTGTGAACCAACGAGTCAATGTTACATTGAAAAACAAAAAGTTCAACTGAAACACTTTTGCTCTCCTAATATTTGTCGGATACATATAGATGATGTAGTAATCAAAACCCAGAGCAAAGTTCTCTAGGGTATGTTTGTTCACGTGAAGGGTGAACGATTTGAAATCTTTATACATTACAGCTCCCGTCTCTGAGTAACTAATTGAATCGGAGGACAGGTATTGATGTCAAGCATCGAGGCTATCTGAACGGCTTTCTCGGCGTGTTGGTCTACATTGCCCATAGTGAGACGGCCCACGCGGTCATAAAGATAACCAAGAGCAAACTGCCCACCACTACCAAGTCCATAAATATTGGCGGACGACTGGATGAACGAGAGGTCCGTCGCAATATGGAAGAGGTTGCCATCAAACGAAACAAGGTAGTCGAACCCTGCGTCTTTTTCTTTTGTCGATTCATACGGATCATATCCATTCTCCTTGAACGCCGTGATGATGGATGGCATTACCTTGGTACCCATCCACTGAACAGGGTTAGCTCCTTTGTATACAGGTGGTTTCCAGTTGTAGGCAAGGATGTCACCAGGACGTGAGTCACCTGTGATACCTAGCAGGTACTTACCGACGTGAATTATTTTCGGAGTGGATGTGCTAACGGTCCTCAAGTTATCTTCGGTAATCTGAGAATCTGCAGCTAATACAACTCGATCTTCGAGTTGCACACCAACCAATGTTGTCATAGCGGAACTATACATCTCTCGGCGTGTCGTCGCGGTAGCGACACACCAGTTCATTACAATATGAGCCGTTAGGCGAATTACAGTAGCGGCCCTCACGGGCCGATAGGAGTGAGGCAATGCTGCTCCGTCTACTTCGGCTGCTGAAATATAGCCAAGACATCCCACCAATTCAAGCCTCTGACCTCCGCGATGTAGGTCCAACCCACCAGTGTGTCTGTGGTTGTACCGTGTTCAACACGTATGTCCAATTTGAGAACTATGAGATAGTTTGGTATGCCCTTGATGTACAATGTGCTAATTGTGGAAACCTTTTGAAGGCGCCCTGTCCGATAGATAATCCAGAGGCGCAATGAACGAAAAAGAACTCTTTGATTATCTAAAAGACAGCAAGTTCCCCGACCTAATCAAGAGTGAAGGAACCTTCGACTCCTTCGACTGCATCTCTGATGAGTTCGGTTTCTACATAGAACTCAAGTGCAGACATACCCACTACCCAGAACTACTGATAGAGAAATCTAAATACGACAGGCTCTTACTAGAGGCTAAGTACCGTAACCTTGAGCCTTGGTATATCAACTCTACGCCTGCTGGTAAGTGGGCCTTTGATCTCTTCAAAGTACCAGAACCTGTCTGGTCTGAGCGCTGGATGCCAGCTACCACAGAATTCAAGGACACTCGCAAGATACGCAAGGTTGTCGGGTTCATCCATACCGACTACGGAGTTTCCGTATAAATGCAAAAAGAGGCCCCATCACCTTTCGGTGACAGGGCCTTTCCTCGCAGTTTTCTCTACAAACTACTTACGTCCGAACTCCTTGGCAGATGAATCTAGCCACTTCAATACAGGACCAAGGAATCCTGCAAGTGCTGCAGTTCCAAGAGTCTTGATGTCAGTCTCGCCTGCTAGGTACAGAGCGATAGCAGCAGATGCTGCAGCGCGGAACCAGGTAAGCGATACCTGCTTGAGTTGTTCTTTCATTAGTCCTCCTTCGGACTTGATACTTCCTTCTTTTTAGGCTTCGGTGTGACCTTAGCCTTCACCTTAGCCAAGGGCTTAGGTGTTCCCAACCAAGGGAACCAAGGACTTGTATCCTTAGCACATTCTTCCTTGATGGAAATATGCAGATGTTTGACGTGTTTATTTGGTCCCGTATAAACGCGGTCCCCGCGTTCTGCAGACCAGATACGTCCACTGAAGATCAGATATGAGACTCTCTTGTCTGCCTTGAGTTTCTCGTAGATATCACCGCAATCAATCCCATTATGTGGGTCGTGAGTCAAGTCCACTGCGTGACCTGTGTTGTGGTCAGAGTTAGGGTTTTGGTGTATGTGCGCCTTGCTTGGTAGTAGGCCATCCGATGCTTTCTTGCGCTTGGGAACAAGCGCAGTTGCCTGCCGTAGAACGGCAACAGCGGCAGGTGTTGCACTCTTTGCAAGTGGTTTCATTCGTCACTTCCTCAATGCTTCCTTGACTAGATCGGTTAGTAAATCTACTTTTTCTTCCAAGGCATTTACCTTGTCCTTGATAGATGAGCCGCCATTGGGCTTGAGTTCCATAAGAAATGTTTTGACTAGCCACCGCAATCCCATTAGCAGGGTTGAGGCTATTCCTAGAATGGTGGCAACAAGCATTGCCCAATCGGTAGGGGTCATTTACTGGC